TCTTCCAAAGTAAGAAACCTTGGGTGCACGATTAACTGAGAACGTGAAACCTCTGGGTTGCAGAAAGTTTCTATTCTCAATCTGGGTGTTAATTGGCTTCTGAACTGCCATGGTGTTTTTTAGTTATTTATCAGCAGCCTTTGATCTGAGTGGCAATCTCACCACCAACGTTGGATCCCATGTCTTGTCCCAACATTACTGCCCAACCTGCTGCGAGCCATCCGATGTAAGGAATGCCTGCGATTGATGGTGCGGCTGCTGCTCCTAAACTTGCACCAACCAATCTACCTGCATTCTCTCCTCCACCTTCCGCCTTGATGCACTCTTCGGACCTCGCAACTGGCTTTCCCTCAGAGTCAACCTCCTGAGAAACTTCATTAGGAACATACTGTCGTTCAACAGTTGTGGTTGATCTTCCACCGATTCCAAAGACACCATTGGATTGATCGGTATAAGTCGTGTTATCAAGAACAGTGGGGTCATGTCCTTTATAATCAATCGTGTAACTTCCGTCTGGATTTACAGTGATTGAATACGTTGTGTAATCTCCAACTGGAGGATAATTAATTTGAACTGGTTCTCTCTTAATGAGGTGCCCAATCACTCCGATGTGAGCCACTGCAATGATGACACCAACACTTCCAGCGAACCACTTAATGTATTTCATAACATCAGAAGTGAGTGATGTTATTTATTCCACATATCTTCGAGAATGAGGCGATACAAGTAATCCTTCATGTAAGAAAGTTCCTGTTGTTCCTCAATGGGACATGCAGGGTAACCTGGCCAGTTCTGAAGATAAAAGCAAACAGACTTATAAAGGAGTTTCACATCTCTCATGTCAAACTCCATGACGTAATCTGGATCTTGTTGGAAATCTTCTTCGTGCATTAGTAACCTGAATCTGCGACACACATACCAATACAAACTAACCCGTTGGATGCTGTCCGCCCACAGTGATTACAGAGAACAGGTTCGTCAGTTTCTTCTTTTTTATCTTCTTCTTCCATGGTAATATTTAGGGGCAATAAAAAAGGGACCCGAAGGTCCCTTGAGAAACACAGAAGTGTGATAAAAATCACATGAGGTTCTTAACTTGAACTCTTCTGTAGTAACGGTTGGAGTTAACGCGAAGGCGTCCGAGTCCTTGGGTTGTACCCTCAGCGAATGGGTTGGCAACAAGACCATAACGAGTCTTGAATCCAATTTTTGGCTGGAAGGTGTCCTGACCGACGGCACGAACCATCTGCAGGGGAACATAAGGACAATAGAACAGACCAGCGTCATAAGGTGAAGAACCCTTATAACCAACGACGTAGTACTGGTTACCTGAATCGGTTGCTGTGTTAGCAGCAGCCAGGTTAGCAGCATATGGGTCGATGTAGACGCGGAACTTACCGTTGATGGTACCAGCGAAGGTGTTGCCAGTGTCGTCAACGTTCAGGTTGGCGTTCAGAGCAGGAGTGTAATCCAGGATTCCAGCCATCGTCAGGGCGGAGGCAACGTCTGCAGAGCAGAGGATCATGTTGCCCTTTCCACGACGAGTTCTCTGTGCGATAGCGTTAGCGTCGCGCTCGATTTGGAACAGGAGACCCTTGAACTTCTCAACCGACCAACGTCCGTTGGAGTCGATGTCCAGGTCGAATACACCAGCAGTGGCAGTGTTAGAAACAGCGCCTTGCTCAGCAACCTTATAGATGGTTCTGATAACTTCGCGGTTGATCTCAGCCAGGATCTCTGTGGAGAGGATGTTGGCGAGTTCAGCTTCAGCGTTCAGACCGTGGATTGCCTTGAGGTCCTGGGCGAGTTCCAGTGAGTACTCAGCCTTCAGGGCTCTTGACTTGGCGGTTACGGTGACTTTCTCGATCGAGAAGGCCATCTCGTTGAACTGGTTACCAGTTCCGTTACCCAGGTTCTCAGCGTCACCTGTAACCATTCCCTGACCAACGTCATAGGCGGTTGAGGTGGCAGTACCTACAGGGTTCAGGACCGATGGGTTAGTACCAGACTGAGCAGTTGTACCCAGACCAGCGTTAACGTCGGAGAAACCAGCGGTGAGGTCGAAACCGTCATCCTGACCTGAGAAGGCGGAATCGGCTTCGTTGAACAGTGCTTCCGAACCACTCTGTGAAGAGTAGCGTGAACGCATTGCGAAGATCAGTCCAGTAGGACCGCTCATTGGTTGAACACCAGCCAGGTCATAAGCGACCAGGTTAGGCATTGCACGTCTGATCAGAGAGATCAGAACGGGGTCGAAACCAGCAACAGGGCCAGCAGCGTCAGCACCGCCACCGAAACCACCTGAAGCACCAGCAGCGTTACCGCTGTTGGTTGGGGTTTCCATCAGGTTGATACCTGAGTTAAATGCAGACTCCTCGCGGAGGAACTTTTCTTGGTTTTCGAGCAGGACAGCGGTTACAGCTCTTCTGTGATTATCCTTGATGGGATCAAGGCCTTCATAGTCGAGAAGTGGACTCCACTTTTCCTGCAGATGTTCGGATTGGAACATTTGCTTTTACCTCTTGTTTGTTTGAATGTTAATGTTAAGTTCAGGACTTTCTGAATGCGCCCAGTGATCTGAGGTATGCATCCATGCTGTTGCTGTTAGGAGCAACAGTTGTGTCAACACCCTCGGAGAGTGTTTGTGGGGCTTCAGACTTGGCAGCTGGGGTGGTTCTGGCGAAGTATGACTCCTTCAGAGTTTCCAGCTTTTCACGATATTCTTCTTCACTTTCAAACTCAACACTTTCGGCAAGTGAAGCGAGCTTCTCTTTCTGAGTGGCAGCAAGGCCTTCAGAAATCTCATCGAGGATAGAATCAGCGGTTGATTCAGCGAGACGCTTGTTCAGTCCGATGTTCTTCTCAATCTGCTCGTTGAGTTTTTCTTCCATATCATCAAGTTTTTCTACCATGCTCTCAAGCACATCATATTTGTCTTCAGGGATAGTTACATAATGTTCTTCAAAAAGACCCTTCATTCCAGCAAGGAATGATTCGGTCATCTCGGTCTTAAGACCGTGCTCGATGGCGAGTTCGTTCTCGGTCATCCACTCTTCAGCGACGTATTCGAGATACGAATCAACGCGCTCAACCAGGGCAACCTTCATAGCAGCAACCTCTTCTTGAAGTTGTTGCTCGGCAGCCAGTTGAAGTGCTTCTTCGATTTCTTGAGCTTTGGCATTCAGAGCGGCTTCGAAAACAACCTTAGCCTTTTCTCTGAACTCTTCGGAGAGATCTTCGCCACCGAGGAGAGCGTTGACATCCTCTTCGATGTCATACTCAGCAACGACTTCTTCTTCAGCTTGCTCTTCAGCAACAACCTCTTGATCTTCCAGAACTTCTTCGGTCTCTTCGCCGTAGGTGTTCTTTTTAGAAGTGTCGATAGGATCGGCAGGTTTAGCGCCTTTGTTTACCACGTCGTGCACCGTCTTGATCTTTGGTTCTTTGAGTTTTGCTGAATCGTTATCTGGCTTATAGTTCTCTGGAGTAGGACCACCCAGGTCTTCGTAAGAAGCCGAAAGTCCTTCACCAGCGTTAGCCAGTTTGCCTTGAGCCTCAGCGGGCTTGGCGTTTGCGTTCACAGCAGTTTTGGATTGCTCCATTTCTTGTAAATCTCCGCGAGACATTTTAAACTCCGATAAGCTCGTATACTTAATCTTTATTTATTTATAAATCCAGACTTTACAGTGAGTTCAGGAAGTTGTTGAACAGGTCCAACTTCTTCTCATCAAGCTGCTTCTGGGTGACAAGAGTGTTGATTTGCTTGTAGGTTTTCTTTGCGAGGTTTTCGCGCAGAATTCCACCATCCCAAACCCACTCTTTACCTTCCATAATTCCCTCAACAAAAGCATCGGGAGCAGAAGGATCTGCTACAATATCAGCAGCAGTTGAGAGCATAAAGTCATCACCAACGATGTTGACTCCCTCACGGGTTGGTTTCAGTGAACCAATTCCTCTTGAGGAAACTCCCAGTTTTACACCTTCACTGATAAGTGATTCAGCAATCTTACCCATTGGGGTCGAAAGAATCTTTGCCTTACCAATGAAGTTAGAACCGTTCTCTTTCAGAGAAACGATCTTGTGTGAAACACGGTCAAGGTTGACGGTTGGACCATCGGGGTGACCGAGTTCTCCAAGTGCTCTACCTGACTGAACGTGGTTCTCGTTGTATCTCTGGACTTCTCTTCTCAGAGTTTCCATTGGATACATTCTTCCGTTTCTGTTCTTGAGGTCACCCTGCAGGAAGATGCCTTCGATGAACATGGACTTTTTACCGTTCTTTTCTTCAACGATAAAATCGACCGATTCGATTTCTTCTCTGATTAGTTTCATGGTGCCTCAGGAATCTTGAACTTGTTGAATAAAGGCTGTGCCTGTTCCAGAATTTGTTACCACAGAAACCTTGA